CCGCAAACACGCCCATCAGCGAATCCCCACCAGTCGGCCAGTCTCATCGCGCACCAGCTCACGCGGCTGCTGCGCCCGTTGCTTGAGCATCGCCAATCGCTGCGCCACGCGCCCCATCGCCTCATTAGGATCCACCGGCGGCGGCTCCTGCTCGCCCTGCTCACGCGGCATGACATGCACGCCTGCTGGCCTGCCCATCTCGTCATACGCCAGCACTTTCGGTCCGCTATGCGCGTGCATCAGCTCGTCCAGGTGCTCGACCACTTCGTGCAAGAACGACGCCATAGCGCCCTGCGGGTTGCTGGGCGACTCATTCATCATTGACGGCATCGCGGGCGCACTGGTGAACGGCTGGCCGCCTTGCATAGCCATCTCCATCGCTTCATCCGGCCCGGCTGCTGACGGCTGAGACTTCGACTGGATGGCGGCGACGACGATCTTCGTCTCGGCGTCTAGCTTCGCCTTCCACTCGTCGAAAGCGTTTGTCATCTGATGCTTCATTTGCTCAATGCGCATGTTGGCATCGGTGCGCTCTTTGTCCCGCGCCGCTTCCATTGCATTTCTTTCGCGGTCGATCTGCATCTGCTGTTGCGCGGCCTGTTGCTGCGCCTGGATCTTGAGCATCTCGGGATCGGGTTTCGGCTCCTGCGGCTGCGCGGCCTGTTGCTCAAGCTTGCGCATTGCCGACTCGAAAGCCCCTTCCAACTCTTTGCCAGCCTTGAAGCCGCGCACGCCAAACATAAGCATCTGCGCCAGCAGCGGCGTCAGCGTCGGCGTCTGCATCCCCGCGGCGACCGTCTGTTGCAGGAACTGTCCCGCTGCTTGCAGGAACTCGATGCGGCTTGCCTTCTCCGCTTCTTCGTCAGCTTTGATGGTGCTGTCGGTTTCGATGTCGATGCGGAATGCTCGAGCAGCGTCGTCGCGTAGGAGAGCTTCAACCTCCTCCCACGTCGGCGCGTCCATCATCTGCTGCAACTCGTCCGGCTCCATGCCCGTCGGCATCGGTGCGCCCTGCTGCTGCATCATCTGCAACTGCTGTTTTTCCTGCGCCGAAAACATCCGCACGCCGCTGATCTTGCGGATCGTCTCCAGCGAGAAATGCTCGGCGATGATGACGGCGGTAATGCGCACCAACTCGCGCACAAAGCGCTGTATCTCGGCCTGGCGGTCGCTCAATCTCAGGCTGGCAAACTGGCCCTTGATCTGCTGCGCGGTGGCGGTTTCTGCCGCCTTGGTTGCGCCGCGAATGATGTCCGACAGGCCGGTGATCTCGTACAAGTCCTGTTTGACGCGCTCGCGTTCCTCTTGCAGCGCAAGCAGCGCATTCACTACGTCTTGCAGCGGCAGCAGATCGACAGCGCCTTTCAGCCCGCCCTTCTCGGCAAACATTGACCAGCTCTCGACCGGGATCAGCTTGTTTTCGATGCCTTCGGACAAGATTCGAGCCAAGCCCGGCACGCTGGCGTCGTAGACGCCCGCAACCTTGATGGACTTAGTGAGTGCGCCGATGCGCTCGGTGATGTTGTCCAGCTCGGACGCTTGATCCTGGTATTGGACGTAATCCGGCACCGGAATGCACGAGTCGTTAGCCAAATTAGCCAACAACGGGCGCGGGCACGGCCAGAAGTCGGGCAGGCGCAGCGGATCGTCGCGCACGTCCAGCGGCTCGGGGTAGTCCTTGTGGATCCACATCGCCCGACGCTCGGCCTTGTCCCAAATCTCGTAGATGCTGGCCTTCTTGCTGGCGTTGGGGATCTTCTCGTCGTTGACGCCTCTGGGCGAATAATCGAGCGGCACCTTGTCGGCGATCTCGCCAAACCGCTTGCGCATTTCCTCGCGCGTCAGATAAACCCTGCGCCATACGCAGCGCACTTCTTCCCATGTCCGCGCAACCGTGTGGCCAAAGTCCGACCAATGAACGTAGTCGGTCACCACGTCCTCAAACTCCACGATCTCAAGCGTCTCGGGGTCGATCACATCGTCCGAAACCTGCCCGCCTTGGCCCAGCTCGTCGTTAGGTGCTGGCACTTGCTGCATGCGCGGCTCATAGCGCACCCACGTCGTGCCCCTGCCCGGCAGCAGGTAGTCCAGCACGGCTTGGCGCACGGTGGCGTTGAATCCATCCTGCTGCACGAAGTAATCAACGCAACGCTCCAGCACTTGGCTGGCATAGCGCCCAACCTTGTCGGCGTCTTTGAAGCGCCTTTCGATGTCCGGCTTGGGCGTGCGGGCGTAGATTGCGGGCAGCAGCGTCTGGACGTTGCTCCACAGCACGTTGTAGCGCACGCCTGCGCCGTCGCGAATGCCGCGCTCGTCTTTGTACCGCTTGATCAGCTTTTTGCTGCGGCCTTCCCAGCCAGTCGCAGCCCGCTCATACATGCGGATTTCGGCTGTCCAACGCGCAACAAGTCCTGCGCCGTCGTACCCGCTCGCGCCGTCAGCGGTCGGTTGCCCGCCGCTGTAATCGTCCGTGTCGTCGGCCATTAGACCAGCACAACCGTAACCGCTGCGGTGCCGCCGACAACGACATACAAGCCGTTGCCAAACGCCACCGGCAGCGAGTACCAGGTGCCTGCTGACACGTTGAAGACCGCAGCGATTGCGGTGCTTGTGCCCGTTGCGGCGTCGTCGTACAGCGTGATCGTGCCGCTGGTGCTGCTCGAGCAGAAGATGCCAAGCATTGCGCCCTGGCTGGACTTGACGTTAGCGGTGGCGCTGATCGCCTTTGCGTTACCGACCGGAAGGTTGCCGATTGCCATTAGATACGCTCGCGTGTTTGCAGGCCAGATTCTTCAGGCCAGAATATTTCGGACGCTTTCATCTCGTGCAGAAAGCGTGGTTTTACGTCTGTTGCTGGCGGTTTAGGCGGTTGCCAAACCTGCCCGATGATCTCGAATGCGTCAGCGCTATGGCTTGACCAGTCGTGACGCGGCTTAGGCTTAAACGTCTTCAGCCTGTCGTCGAATTCGTACTGATAGTTGCGCAGCGCTTCTATGCCGTTGGCGCACTTGTCCGCGTCGAACCACGCGACTTCCAACGTCTTGCGTGCAGCGCTGATCTGATTCTCTTGCGACGTAGCGCCGACGACGGTCATCTTTACGCCCTGCTCCCACGCGAGCTGCACAATGCTGCGGCCACCAGATGCCAGCAGCTTGTTGGCCGCGTCGTGCGGGACGTAATGCCGACCGTCGCCGTACTTGTAGGCGCGATCCTTTAGCACGTCGCAATAGTGGGTGATGTCGTGTCCGTGCGCTTCGTAGTGGTCAATGACTCGCACTTCTGGGCGCGGCCCGCCAACAAGCTGAAACCACCAGATCACTGTGCTATCGCCAAACCCCAGATCCCACGCGGTATGCACTGGCAGGCTTGCGTCTGCGTCTACCTGGGTGATGCGCCCGGCCTGCGTCGCACGCTCCAGCCACTTGCCATAAACCGCGCCGGCTATCGTCGCCTCAAAGCTACACTCGAATTCTTGCGCGTACTGGTCTTCGGTCATCTGCGACGCAGCGGCGTACAGCTCGGTTTCCGCAACAATGCCCGACTCAGACGCCTTCAAAATCAGCCGATACCAATCGCTGTCATTAACCGCGTCGTTGACCAGCTTGTAAAACGAGTTGTGCCCTTTAGGCGTGCCGATAAATGTCGCCCGGCCCAACCTGTCAGCCAGCAGCGGACGAATGACTTCGCCCCAGATCCCCGGCGCGTGATCCGCGTATTCGTCAAGAATCACATCGTCCAGGTAAATGCCGCGCAATCGCACATGCGCGTTATCCGCACCGTAGAGCCGGATGCGTGCGCCATTTGGAAACTCGGCGTACAGCTCGGACTCGTGAAACTTGACGCATGGCACAACGCCTGCAAAGCGTCGTAGATACGTCCAAGCCACATCTTTGGCCTGGCTGTAGAAAGGCGCAACGTAAGCGCCCCGCCACTCCTGCTTCGTCGTTGTCAGCGCACTGCGCAGCAGATCGTTGATGCACGCAACCGTTTTGCCTGCTCGACGATGGCAAACCATGACCGCCCATCGTTGCGTGCGCTGATGAAACGGCATAAATGCCGCTCTCGGCGCATAGGGGATTACGATCCGGGTTGATTCATCCATGTAAACGTGACAGGAATCTCGCCGTTATCGCCTGATCCCTCAATGCTGACAGCCGACAAATCCGGCAGCGACTTGCGCAAAAGAATCTCAATCGCTTTTAACTGCTGTGCAGTCAATTCGAGATTGCCAAGTCCGCAATCCGTAAGACGATTAATAAGCTGACTCGTCTTAATCTTTTCGCGAATTTCGTCCTGATGTCGGGAGCGCAGTCGGGCAGCCATTTCGGTAATCGGCCAAAAAAAAGCGCCCAAGTCGGGCGCAAGCAATGCAGGAGGAGGAGACAAACAGAAGAAAGCGGAGACACCTTCCCGACCCAAATTCTCCGCTTGTAAACGACGCGCCGTAATAGCAACGTCGGAATACGCTTCTATGCAAACGAATAGCTTTTTGGCTTTAACGCGGTAATCACCGCATCTTTCGGCCATTGCAAAATCCCGTTGTGCGATTTCTCTGGCGTCATTCCGGCGTATGAGCGCTTGTCGCACAATGATTTGTGAATCGTTGCTGGCTTTACGCCTGCCAACGCCGCCACTTCTGCGGTGGTATACCAATTTCGGTATGGCTTCATTCAATTCCCCGTCGATGTAATGTGATCTTGAGCATGTCGCGTGCTCGAGCAAATACGTCTTGCAGCGGAATGCTGCTGGCCCATTGGCTGCGGATAAGAACGTGATGCACCGCCCTACGCTCTAACGGCTCCAGACTGTCGATTGCCGCATCCACAGCCAGCGCGTGCGTCATGTCCATTGAGTCCGTCATGGTTTCAAAGTCCGTGCCGCCGCGGTAACGAATTCCTGCCGCGGTGCTCGGATAGCCCAACTCGTGCCGGTGATCCGTCTGTCGAATCCATTCGCGCCACACGTCGAGCAGATAGGACAAACGGTCGTCGGTCATCAGTGCGCTCGCAAGTCGTCCAGCACGTTGTCGGGCGTGATGTTTGGCGCGTAAATCGCCACCAAGTCCTCGTGCGTCGCCCGCTTGTTTGCCAACATCGCCGCCCAATCCTCAACCGTCAGCAGCGCATACGAATGACCAATCCACGCCAGCGCCAGCATCTTGTTGCTGCGGTTTACTTTCTCGGCGACCCTGTTTGCCAGCCGCAGCCTTTCGCTTAATCTCGTCACGACAAATCCACTTCCCTAAGTCGCCCATCTACATGCCAGCCATGCACAACAACGCGAATGCCCGCCTCCCGCACTAGCGGCAGCAACGGGCTGTCGGTGATCTTGCGCACGCGGGCCGACACGTTTGACCAGCTCGTCACCTGGACGCCCAGCACCTCGCCGCGCTTGATTGCCAGCAGGTCAATGAAGTTCCACAAGTCAACCTTCCAGACTTTCATCTTTCCCGGCACGCCGACCCGTTTTGTCTGCTCGACAACCTCGGCGTGATAACCCGCGTCTTTGAGCCACGCCATGCTGCGACTTGTGGGCGATACTGAACTCAATGCGTACTCCCCTTGCCGCGCGTCATCGTTAGCGGCTTTGGATTCGTCGTCCAAAACTCGCTGATTTGGTTTGGCAAAGTAATGACGATTTCAACCATGACCGCCTGCTGCGCAATAGCTTGCTCGGTGACTTGCCGCAGGCACTCAAGCACCAGCTCATGATCTTTTTCTGTGCTCATAGCGCCTCCCTTGGCAAACCTCCCGCGCGAGCGTGTGGAACCACACCGCGCCGTGGTTGATGCGCAGCGCAGACGGATGTGTGCACACCAGCGCGGCAATGCTGATGCCCTCTGGGCGATGCTGGCGGCTGTAAGCACATTGGTCGCACGGTGGCTTGTCGTCAGTGCTGCGTGGTGAGCGTTTCAAGAATCTTGACCCGCAGCTCGTGAGGGCAGTGCTGAGTCGATTCCTCCAGCAGCTCGCGCAGCAACTCGCACCGCGATTGCCACTTGCCGATGGTGCGCGTGAGATCCAAGACTCGAGACTCCAACAGCGACACTTCCTCAGACAGCAGCACGATCTCTGAGCCGAGCATGTCAGCCCCCGATCTCAAAAAGATGCTTGCGGCTGGCGTCAAACCACGCGGGCGAGCGGCCACGGCCCGTCCAGGTGGTGCCGGTATCGGGGTCGCGGTACTTGGGCGCAACCTTGCGGGCAGCGGGCTTGGTATCGGCTTTGCGCTCAAACACATCGGTCACCGAAATGTTGTGCAGACGAATCAGGTTGCGCACCTTTGCCAACGCCTCGGCCTGTTCTGCGGCGCGGATCTCCGCAATCTGTTTTTCGATTTCTTCTCGTTGGGCAACTAAGTTTTCCAGCATGATTTTCTCCGGTTTTTGGCAGGACCGCTGCCACGGTCATTCGGCGGGGACTTCTCGCCCCAGGTTGTGCAAGGCTTCGCAAGCAATCTTGTAACTGGCGTGCGCAACCACCTGGTCGCCAGCTCGGTAACGCTCAATGACCTTGTAGGCCCACGCGCCGCCGTCCCGCTTAGGCGCGACCGACTCGCGAATCGCAGCCATCTGCACCGCGCCCGCAGCGATCTCATCAGCGGTGCGATCCGGCACCGGCAGCGCCTTCTGGTGCATCGCCTGCGGCAGCTTCGACTTCACAAGCTGCACAAACTCGGGCAACGTCGGTGGCCAGCCGGTGCCTGTCTCCGCAAGCTCGCGCAGCGCATCGCCAACTACCGTCATCGGGTACTTGCTAAGCGCCTGGTGCCACACAAGCGCCCGCTCCTGCGCGTCGCCATTGCCCCAAGCGGTGGCCGTCTTCTGTGCGCCGTAGATCGCAATAAATCTGGCAAACAGGCGGTCAATTGCGTGCAGCGGAAAGTCTTGGTTGCTCATCAAAAACATCCACGGTTTGGGGTTTCGCGGAATCAATCCGCAAGATTTTTGCAATTACGTCGGCCTGCTGATCAAGCGCGGTTGGATAGCGGGCAGGCGCGGCGCGGGCTGGCGGCTTGGGCGGGAATAC